CACAAAGGCCGAGAAGTTCGAACACTTGGCTTTTGACGCGAAGCTCGCTACAACCTTTAGGGTTGGGCGCCTCGGAAGGTTCAGTAGCTCATTTAAGAGCCCTGGACCCCACAATGATCCTATATCTCACAATAGAGGTAAAGGGTTGTCTAAGAGTGTGCCTGCCTTTCTGGGACAGCGTGCTGACTTAGAATCGTTGCGAAACGAGACGGTCAGACGGATGAGTCGTTCAGCTCTGGTATCGAAATCGGAGAAATCCTATCGATATATAGGTATGGAACCAGCCTCATACATGTACGCCCAACAGGACGTCATGCGGTGGTTGGTCAACACCATGCAAGCCTCACCGATAAACGCTTTCTGCGATATAAGGGATCAGTCCCTCAATCAAAAGTTTGCGCTCGACGGGTCGGCCCACGGCTGTCTTGATACGATCGATCTGTCCGCAGCATCAGATAGAGTTCATACCGACTTGGTGAAAGCAGTCTTCCCTAAGAGGATCTTACGATACCTACTGGGGACACGCTCTTCACTTGTGATTCTTCCCGATGGGAGTCACAAACGCATGGTGAAATTCGCTCCGATGGGATCAGCATTATGCTTCCCAACGCAGTGTATCATCTTTAGCGGCATTACGGTCATTGGCTACTTGATGCAGCACTACTCGTGCACCCTAGAAGAGTTGTCGAAGATTGACTCGAAAGAGTTGGTTCAGACGACACGGTCTCTCCTGCGCTCGTTAAACCACAATAGTGCGTGGCTAGAGCGTGGCAGGCTGTTTGCCTTCCGGGTGTATGGCGATGACATAATCTGTGACACAAAAGTCACGGAGAATGTCCTGTATCTGCTGGAACATTTTGGCTTTAAAGTGAACGTTTCAAAGTCGTTCACTGCGGGTCAGAGTGTTAGAGAATCTTGTGGCATTTTCGCTTATGAAGGCGAAGATGTCACGCCACTACTCTTTAGGGTAAAGAGGTGGAGCTCTGAGGATAAGTTAAATCCCAAAGCTTTCGTCTCTTGGGTCGCCGCGATAAATCGGGCAGGAGATTTTGGCTTTCGCCAACTACACTCCTATCTGATCCGCTCACTTAAAAGTCGTCTATTAAACGACTTTGGCGCCGCTGCTCTTAGGTTCACCGAAGACCGTGAGGAATTCGGGGTATGGACTAAGCAGCTCCGTGCATCTGCCAACCGCTTAAGGCGGTATGACCCGGAAGCACCGATCGAGCCTATAGAGGCAAAGATCTCACGTGCACAGGCCTGGCAGGTCGACTTCGAGAAGGTTCTCTTAGTAAGGGATTGCGACTTCACTTCTACCAAGAAGTGGCAGTCGTACCACTACGACCAGTGGATGCGGTCCAAGCTGAAGGGGGGGTCGAACGAC